TTTAATATCCCAATCACCCTCAAGCAACTGCTTTCGTTGGTGTTCAGGTAAGGAAAGAAGCATTGCTTCGTAGTCTCCCTGACTTGACAGATATGGATTATCAGATAATCTAGCAGGTATGAATCTTCTCTTAAATAGTGACTGACCTGCTTTATCGTGTCCTTCAGGGTATTTAAGGACTTTCCCTGTATCAATGTTTGTGGCATCAAATGCTCTTCCATAAGGTGCTGGGTCAATAAACATCTTCTTAACCCACTGATGTCCCGGACCTCCGGGGTTCGTTGTTGCTCTCATATACACTGGTAAATCAGGAGCAGTAGAACGTAATCGTGACCTCATGTAGTTCCAAGCAAACGGTGTTGCCCATTGTGTTAATTCGTCAAAGCCTATCCAACTAAAAGCTAAACCTTGATATCTTAGTACATCATCATCTCGGTCTAGGTATGACATCCATAGTCTTGCACCCGAAGGTGCTACCCATTGCATCTTTCTTTCCGACCATTTTATCCCTTTGTATATAAGAGGATATAATTCTCTTGACTTCCAAACTAGTTCTCTTAGTTCTTCTGTCGTGTGTCGTAATAACAAACCACTAAACTGTGGATGACCCATATATCGTAATGGATCTGCTAACATGGCATACGACTTACCACCACCTGCACTACCACCATATAAGACTTCTCTTTCTGGTGATGCTAAGAACTCTGTCTGAGGACCTTCGTTAGGTCTAAATACCACATTCTGTTCTTCAACTGGTACTTCCTCAATAGGTTCTATATTAACTTTATGCTCTTGCTCCGACTCTACCTTCTTCGATCTCTTTCGCCTTTTGGATTGCTTTCTCGGCATACTCGGACCATTTTCTAAGAGTTCTAGCTTTGTTCTTACGATGTCGCTCATGTATCAATCTTTTTCTTAATCCTGTATGAGATATATCTCTACCTGTTTTCTTTGTGAGCCAATTAGCAACTTGTCTGTAGGAATATTGATTTACATATTTCCTAGCTAATTCTATTGCCTCTAGCTCGTAAGGTATTGGATCAAGTAACTCAGAATCCTCTTCATTTATTTTATAGCCAAAAGGTATCGTTCTAGCTATACGTGGTATCTGTATCCACTCTTTTTGTTCTTCGTCTTTTAAATCTGTTGGTTGTGGTAACTTCCACTTTCCTAAACTTCTGTCCATTATTTCTTTTTTAATTTCGCTGTGTTAGTCTTCTTGTTATAAGTATAATCCGATGGCTTTCTATTTGCTTTTTTAGCTGCTCTCTCTTTTGCTCTTCGTGCTGGTGTTTTCCTTCCTTGAGCTTTGCCTTTTGGGGTTGCTTTTTGTGTCCCCTTTTTTAAGTTGCCACTCTTCTGTAAACTTTTAGTAGCTATAGCAAAGGCAGCTCCCTTGTCATAGCCATCATTCATAAGTTGAGTCACTAATCTTTTTAGTATCTTAGGTGGCATTATTGTTTCTTCGGTGGTAATAACATAACCCCACCCGATGCTTCTACTTGTACTTTTTCTGTTTTAACTAGACCAACTCTATCTAATAACTCTTTTGATGCAGACAGTCTATCTCTTATGCCTAGCTGTGTGGGATCATCTACACCACTAACCATAGCTACAGCAGCTTTAGGTGCGTTTCTAGCCATATAAGATTCTGTAGCTTCCATTATCTCTTTACGTAAAGAGTTGACAATATCTGTCGTAGATGAGTTTTCTGAATAACCTGCAAGTACTTTAGCTTGTTTAACATCTCCACCTGCTCCGTCAAACAGAACTTGTAGAAATGTTTTTTGTCTTTCTGTTAGTTCTCTGCTCAATGTGGTATCCCCTGTGTTAAAACTCTGTCTATTAGACGTTGTGCTCTGTTTGGAGTTTGTCTAAACCAACGTGAGTCTTCCATTTGATTTGCCATTTCTTGATAGTCCTCATTGTGCACAGCAGCAATCATGTTCTTAAATTTACTTAGAGTTGGTCTCCCTAGCTGGAAAGACATATTTGCCAACACTCTTTGTATCTCTTCAGGCAAAGAATCAAAATTATTAAATATCTGTTTACAGTCATTTATAGAAACTTGTATATCTCTTTCAAACCAATCATTCACTTGTTCGTGTGGCACAGGATATCCTACGGGTTTACCATAGTAATCTACATCCCACTCTGTAATTAAATGCCCAATGCCGCCGGTTAAATGATTTTCTGAGCATAAATACAACTCATATTTTATCCCCTCGTCATTGGCTATTTCATCTTGTAATTTTATTAAATTCATTTTCTTTTTAGCATCTTTGCTGCTTGACCTACACCCTTTATACCAAAAGATGCAGATATTGCAATGTATAATAAGTATTGATACCAATCAGGTAATGTTGCTAACACCTCAAACCCACTTTGCACATACTCTCTCATGCCCGGA